AGCGCACCGCCGCCCGCGCAACAACAAACGGCTCCGTTTACGCCCTCTAGTGGAATTGTTGCGGGCGGACCGGCACCGGGCGAATACGATACGGAAGTGATCAAAGATGATGATGGGATTATCCTAGAGGGCAGAACCGAGATACCGCAACCCGATCCTTTACCCCCACCGCCCCCTCCACCGGTGGTGGATGTAGTGCAACCGCCAAGTCCGCCGATGACTCCGCCGCCTATGCTGCCACCTGCCCCGGATTTACCGCCACCGGTATACACACCGCCGCCGCCAACTGAGGTAACGGTGCCCACGGAGCCGATGTTTACGCCTCCGCCTATAGCAGACACCCCGGATCTTCCTACGCCGGGAATGTTGTCTGATGCAGTCGTTGATTTTGATATTTCAGACGAAATTACGCCTCAGACGGAAGGCTATGCAACTACTCGTGGAATGAACATTGCCGCCACAGGTGACCCTTTTGGCGATGCGGTAGAGGGCGAGTACCAGATGCCTATCTACAAGCCGCAAGTGTCGGCTGGGGCAATGCCTTTCTTGAGCGTTCGTTACGGTCGCCCGACAACGCCGTCTGACCAACCGCCGCCAAGATCGGATCAGTACTCTACCGGAAGTTTGGGCAGAGCTAATTACGCGGAAGCCTTGGCGAATTGGGAACGGCTGTACGGCCCGGTTGAAGACTATCAAGCGCCTGATACTGATGCGGTTATGGGGGATACTAGCGCCGCCGAGTCTACCGGTAGTGTCAGCGGGGTTCCTTCGGGCACAAACTTTTACCCCGAACCACCGCCGGTCAGGCGTGGTGGAGGCATAGGTGCAACAACTCTTTATAACGCCCAAAAATTGGCATGGGAACAGCAATACGGCCCCGTCGAGGACTACTACGCGGCGCAAGAAGCCGCGCAAAACAACAACATTAATGTGTATTTAAGTCGTCAGGGCGAAGAAGCAGTAGCGGCCCAATACGGCTATACGGTTGAGCAGCTTAGGTTAGTGAACGAAGATCGAAGAAACCAAGGGTTGCCTCCGCTTGGCGAGCTTATTTCGGGGATTGACGTAAACCCCAGCTTTTAGGAAAAAATTATGGCAAATGGCGATAGACCCCCAGTTTCGTTGATGGACAGAGAGGGCATGGATCTTTCTGAAGAAGAACTGCTTTCTGTAGAAGTCGAGGCGCTTCCTAACGGCCTTGATACCAACGGCGTGATGAGCGTTGAAGGTGTAGAAGTAACCCAAGATGAGGATGGCGGTGTCACTTTTGACTTTGATCCGCTGCGAAATAAAGACCGTGAAGACGATTTTTTCGACAATCTAGCGGAATTTATGTCGGAATCCGAGATGGCGGAAGTAGCCAATGACCTGATGGAGCAATACGACGCCAATAAGGCGTCTAGGCACGATTGGGAAGAGGCTTACTCTAACGGCCTAGAACTACTGGGGTTCAACTACGAAGAGCGCACAGAGCCTTTTAGGGGCGCTACAGGGGTGACACACCCCTTGCTTGCCGAAGCTGCTGTTCAGTTTCAGGCGCAGGCGTTTAATGAGCTATTGCCTGCGGACGGCCCCATACGAACCACGGTCCTTGGATCAACCACGCATGCCAAGTCTGAGCAGGCTACTCGTGTAAAAAACTTCATGAATTACTACATCACCAACGTGATGGAAGAGTACACCCCTGAATTTGATCAAATGCTGTTCAACCTACCTTTGGCGGGCAGTACTTTTAAGAAAGTTTACTTTGACGACACGTTGGGTCGTCCTGTCAGTAAGTTTGTACCGGCAGAACATTTGGTTGTGCCTTATGAAACATCGGACCTTGCAACGTGCCCGTGCATTGCACACGTAGTACGCACGTCGTTAAACGATCTGCGTAAACAGCAGATCGCAGGTTTTTACCGTGACATTCCTGTACTTCCCTCACAGTCAGGAAGCAGCAGTATTTCGGATGAAATCGACCATATTGACGGCGTAAGCGCCTCAAACATCGATTACGACTGCACTTTGTTGGAGTTTCACGCGGATTTAGACCTTCCCGGCTATGAAAACAAAGATGAAGACGGTGAAGAAACAGGCATAAAAGTGCCGTATATCGTCACTATTAGCGAAGAAAACAGCAAGATACTGGCTATTCGACGTAACTATGAGGAAGAAGATCCTCTAACTACAAAGATTCAATACTTCGTTCATTACAAGTTTCTGCCCGGATTTGGGTTTTACGGCCTTGGTTTGATTCACACAATCGGCGGTTTATCGCGAACCGCGACTGCTGCACTGCGTCAATTGATTGATGCGGGTACGCTTTCTAACCTTCCTGCTGGATTCAAGGCTCGCGGCCTGCGGATCAGGGACGATGATTCACCCTTACAGCCGGGTGAATTTAGGGACGTTGACGCGCCCGGAGGGCAGATTAGAGACAGTTTGATGCCGCTGCCGTTCAAAGGCCCAGATGGCACGCTTTTCCAGCTACTAGGCTTTGTAGTGGACGCTGCGCAGCGTTTCGCCACCATCACTGATATGAAAGTGGGTGACGCTAATCCAAACGCGGCTGTCGGCACTACGATAGCTATGATTGAGCAGGGCACTCGTGTAATGAGTGCTGTTCATAAGCGGTTACATTACGCCATGAAGATTGAGTTCAAGATCTTGGCTCGTGTAATGAAAGAGAGCTTGCCTCCGGTTTATCCGTATGAGGTGCCGGGTGCGGAGTCTACGGTTAAGGCTACTGACTTTGATGACAGGGTAGACGTACTTCCTGTGTCTGATCCTAACATTTTCTCGCAAAGTCAGAGAATCGCGTTGGCTCAGACTGAGCTACAGATGGCGATGCAGGCTCCGGATATTCACAACATCCCCGAGGTTTACCGCCGGGTGTATGACGCATTGGGCGTTAAGAACTCTGACATGATCTTGCGGGCGGACACGCCGAACGAGATTGCACCGAAAGATCCGGCGCAAGAAAACATCGATACGCTTGAGAACACGGCGTTACAGGCTTTTAAGGGTCAGAATCACGCGGCACACATGCAGTCGCACATTCTTTTTGTAACGGGCGGGATGGCCTCACAAATGCCTAATGTGCAGTTGTCGATTCAAAAACACCTGTTGAACCACATTCAGCTACAGGCCGAAGAGCAGGCCGAACAAACCTTTACGCAGCAGAACCCGAATGTAGCGTTGACAGACCCTGCAACAAACCAGCAGTACCAGATGATGGTTGCTCAGTTTGTGGCACAAGGAACTCAGCAGCTTGTTGATCTAGGCAAACAGATTCAGAATGCAGGACAGCCGCAAGGACCAGATCCGTTGATTCAGTTGAAGCAGCAGGAATTGCAGCTTAAATCACAACAAGAACAAAACGATATGGCGATGGAGCAGCAAGAACTACAGTTTGAAAGAGAAAAGCTTGCCCAGCGAGAAGCTCAGTTCCAACAGCGCCTGCAAAGCCAAGAAAACCAAACCGCTGCGCGCATCGATGCGGGTATGCAAAGAGAGTTACTCAAGCAACAAAACAATAGAGGTGATCTATGACAGGTAGAGTAAAAACCATGGGTTCTCCCATAAAAGAACCGCCCAAGCCCGTAAACAAGGCCGACATTAAAGGCCAAGGAAGTATTCCGTATGCCACTTTGACGGAAGAGGCTACCCCGAACACGGAAAAGGGTAAGGTGTTTCGAGGTAAAAAGCGGGGTATGGGCGCTGCTGAAAGAGGCGGTCGCTACATTAGCTGTTAAGTATTTGATTTCCTGTGCCAAAGACGCGAGAATATGAGATATCGTCGGATAATTAAGGACACTTAGATTGGACGGTATCGATATTGTGCAGTATGTCCGAAAGACGCTGCTGGATCGCAAGGCCCAAATTACCGAGCTAATGTCGGAAGGCGGGATTAAAGACATGGAACATTACAGGGAGTGTATGGGAGAAATTCGCGCATGCGATTACGTTCTCGTAGAGCTTTCTGAAATGCTAGACAAACAGGAAATGATGGATGTCTGAAGTTAAAGAAACCTTGGACTTGTCCAAGGTATACGTTTCGGAAGAGGAACGCGTACTAGACCCTTCTCTGATTGAAAAATCCGCAATTGAAAGATTGCCGCAACCTACGGGTTGGCGCGTGTTGATCATGCCTTTTCGCGCTCCGCGAAAAAGCAAAGGAGGTATTTTACTAAACACCAAGACTCTAGAGGAAGATGCTATTCAAACTAACGTTGGGTATGTGCTTCGTTTGGGTCCTGATGCGTACAAAGACGGCGAAAAATATCCGCGAGGCGGGTGGTGCGAAGAAAATCAATGGGTGATTTTCGCACGTTACGCTGGATCTAGGTTCCGTTTAAACGGAGAAGACGCTGCTGTATTTGGTAGCGAGGTTAGGATTTTAAATGACGATGAGATCTTAGCCACAATCCTTGACCCTACTGATATTCACCATAACTAAGGGACATGCAAATGAGTGAAGCAAAAGCTGCTCACGAAGCCGATGACGGCCAAGTAGAGCTAGAATTTACGGAAGAAGCCCAAGAAGTAGAGATTGAAGCCACCCCCGACACCGAAGCAAGTTCGGAACCGGTTGTAGAAGAATCCAATGACGATGAGCATGAAAAGTATAGCCAAGGCGTTCAAAAGCGCATAAACCAGCTTACTAAGCGGGCTAAAGAGGCGGAAAGGGAGCGCGAAGAAGCGTTACGTTACGCTCAAACGATTCAGACAGAAAACACTTCTGTTAAACAAAGACTGCAATCGTTAGATCAAAACTACATAACCGAGTACGGTAACCGTGTAGTTTCTGAGCAAACTAGGGCCAAGGAAGAGTTAAAGACCGCTATTGAAACCGGTGACGTAGATCGTCAAATGGCTGCGCAAGAACGCATCGCACAGCTTACTTTAGCCGCAGACAAGCACGCTCAAGCCAAAGCCCAGCGGCAGGCTCAAGCGGAAGCTCAAGCTCAAGCTCAAGAACAGCAGCTTTACACTCAACAACAGCCTCAATACCAACCTGCCCCATCAGTCCCTGCTCCCGACGCTAAAGCAGAAGAATGGGCAGAAAAGAATGATTGGTTTGGAACTGATGACGCAATGACCTTTGCGGCTTTCGGTTTACACAAAAAACTCGTTCAAGATGAAGGGTTTGACCCCTCTAGCAATGATTACTATGATGCGCTAGATTCTCGAATGAGAGATGCATTTCCA